ACAATCAAATGATAAATACACTTGAGTATGACTCAATGCGTAGCGGCGGTAAGGCTAAACTTAATGCTCCTGTACTGTTTAATATGCACGCACTTAAAGATCGTTATACTGAAAGGTTAGCTAAACCTGTAACAAAAACAGCTCCTATTAAAAAGGGAGGTAATTGACAATGAATAATCCTGAAGCAAATACAGACTCTACCCCTATGGATGATTCTAATGCAATGGACAATAGTCAAACTGAAGAGGCTTTGCTGGCTGACATCATTCGAAATTCAGATTTCGTTGATACTCTACCCGATGAGCAAGTTCCACAGTTAGACGCGGAAGACTCTGATTATGAAGACCCAAACGAATCAGAAGAAGCCGATAACGTTGATGAAGAAGAAGAAGGTGAGATTGAAGAAGAAGAAACAGCGGATGAGGATGATACGTCTACCCAAGAAGCCGATGTGTACACTACTGATGATCTTGACTTGGATGCACAAGTACTCGTTAAAATTGATGGCGAAGAAACTGCAGTTTCCTTTAGTGACCTTATTAAAGGTTACTCTACTGAACAACATCTCTCTAACAAGGGTCGTGAACTTGGTGATGCAAGAAAACAAATGGACGATGAGTATAATAGTAAGATCGAAGAGATTAATACTATGGCTCAGGCTTCAGCTGCAGTTCTGTATACTTCAGAACAGCAGTACTCTAAAGAATACCATGAAATTGAGAAAGCTATTCAAGTAGCTCGTGATGATGGTGACACTTATGAAGTTAATGAACTAAAAGATAAGCGTGAACAAGTACAAAAAAAGTACTGGGACTCGCGAAATCAACGCGAAAAGATCGTAGAAACAGTTCAAAAACAAACGGAAGAACAACAAAACAAAGCGTGGGAAGAACAATTAAATTATTTTAATGAATCAATTCCTACTATGATACCCGACTTCGATGAAGGAGTTGCAATGTCAATTAGAGAGTTTGCTATCGAAGAAGGTATTTCAGCAGAAATATTAGATACGATTGCAGATCCTGCTATTGTAAAATTTGTTGATGATTACAGACGTTTAAAACAAGGTGTTAGCAAAGGCGCGGCAAAACGCAAAGTCACTAATGTGAAGAAAGCTCCTATCCGTAAGTCAAAGACTAGAAATCAAAAAGAAATTGATGCCAAGTCACGGATTAGAGAAAGAGCATTTAGTGAAGATGCTAGTAATGAAGATCAAATGGATTTCTTAAGAGGACTTGCAGAACGCTCATTATCAAACATTTAATACCTCGGAGGTATAATTTAAAATGGCTAATAATTTAGGCGTACGCGGAACTGGTGGCCCACAGGGACCAGCACGCGGTACAGGCAAAGATGTTTCTCAGCGGGAAGATCTTGCTAACTTTATCACGATGATTACTCGTGACGAAACTCCTTTTATCTCATCTATTGGGAAAGCAAAGGCAACTGCTATTTATCACGAATGGCAGACAGACACACTAGAAGCTCCAGGCAACTCACGGGTTGGCGAAGGCACAGACTACATTGCACCAACAGCTGATGGTTCAGGTGGTACAGGCGCAACTCCAGCAACTGGCAACAAGTTTGCAGTATCTGGTCCTAACCGTACACGTTTGGGTAACTATACTCAGATCAACGGTAAGACAATTGCAGTATCAGGAACACGTCGTGCAGTCGATCAGGCTGGCGTAGCAGATGAGTATGCTTATCAGCTAAAGAAGCGTGGTACAGAACTACGTCGTGACGTTGAGTTTGATATGATTCACTCAATGAACACATCAGGCGCTGTTGGCGTACAGAATGCAAATGCACGTGCCGCTGGTGGATACCAGTCATTTATCAACTCAGCAACAACTGTTGACTATGTTGGTGAATTCCAAGCTCCTTCTGCTGCAACAACAGGTGCAGGTACAGATGCAGACGGTACAGCTATTGCACGTTCAACCATTGCTGGTTCAACAACTGCACCAGATCGTGATCCACTTGCATTGACTAACATTGATAGTGTTATGCAGAAGATCTACGAACAGGGTGGTAAGGCAACAAAGATTATGCTTTCACCAAAGCTACGTCGTGACTTCTCTGACCTGATGGTTGGTGATACAGGTGTACAGCGTAACATTGATGCATCAGGCAAGCTTCGTCAGTCAGTAGATATCTACATGTCAGACTTCGGTGACCTTATGGTAGTTCCTAACTACGTAATGGGCTTGACAAACAACTTTGCGTTTACAGGTGACAACAACGTTGCTCACTCAGGCGCAGGTGTTACTAACCTTGCTAACTTCTCTGCATTGGTATATGATCCAATGTGGTTCGCAACAGCCTATCTGCGTCCTCTCGCAGAGGTTGATGTAGGTCAGCAGGGTGACTCAACCAAAGGTATGATGGTTGAAGAATGTACTCTTGAAGTACGTAACCCACTTGGTTGTGGTGCTATCTACGGCCTCGAATAGGTTTAATAGAAGGGGGAAGCTTAGGGGCTTTCCCCTTTTTTTAATTATAGGAGATAATAATGCCAAGGAAACCAGGTCTAACATCAAAAGCAGATAGAACACCAAAAAGAGCTAAACCGATATCTACGCCAACTTCAAGACCTTCTAAAGCAGTACGTGATAAAGCCGCAAGGACTAGCACATTTACTGGTAAGGTAGATGAGATTATGAACCCAGGTGGTAGAGCTAATCAAAAGAAAAATTTTGGTAGCGCTAGAAATGTACCAGCATTAAGCGAAGTTGCACAGGGTGCATATCAACATGCTAAACAAAAATATAAAGATTCTACTGCTAAAATGAGCAAGGGCGGAAAAGCAATGAAAATGGATGCACAGTATAAATCTGCTGGCGGCACAATTTTTAAAGGGAGATAAAAATGCCAATTGGAATTCGTGAATTAAAACCAAAAGATAAACCTAAAAAGAAAGGTAAAGTTAAACCACGGCATATGGATCCAAACCATCCAATGAATCGTGAAGGAACTGGACCATCTACACTTAAGGAAGATCCAGTATATAAAAAATCAGGCGGTATGATTTATAACAACCGCTAAACTATAGGAGTACAGTAAATGCTAGTTATTCAAGTAGCGAACGGGAATACTTACCCCGCAGAAACATGTGTATGGCGCACTGCCCCAGTAAGCACTGGTGGTTACAAGCTTACACACTTCGATATTCACAGCCCTAATGTATCAACTTCGGGAATTCCGACACCGGCCCCTACAGGTTCTCAATTAGGTTATATCGGAAAGTCAGGACGTTTTGTAGCTTATACAGAACCCGCTTAATTAAGTAAGAGGACACAATGGCAACAAATAATGAATTTAAGTTCCACAGTGGTACTGTAGGAAAAGATAAAAGTATTCATGCAGGATTTGATTTAGAAACTCAGGAATGGGAAGCTAAGCAAGACATTACAGAATATATTAATCATGCTAAACTTGAAAGAGATAAGCAAGATTACTTTGGTAAGCGTACAGATGGATATCGAAAGATGGCAACTATACCTGATATTGTAGCAATTAAAATACTACAAGACCATAAATTAGATCTACATGATCCAGAGTTTATGGGAAACCCTAGTAATTTAACACGATTAAAAAAGATTCTTATGTCTGAATATTCTGATTTGCTAGTTAATACTTAATTAGGAGAGTCTAATGGCAAGAACATACGCTGAACTTACAGCCCTTGTTCGCAACTGGTC